TTATGTTTTACGAGATGGGCAAAGCTTTGAATATGAGATTATAAATTATTAACTTATGAAAGAAATAAACTACAAAGATGTCATTGATTTAGGTTTTAAATCTAAAAAAAATGAAAGACCAAATTCATATTAATATGTATGGGTTTGATGACTTATATGTCCGGTTAAAACTTACTAAAAATATCTTTATTAGATGGGAGGTTTTGAGCCATGAAACTCATTTAGTTAGGATAGATAATAAAGAACAAATGAACATATTATCTAAATTCCAGATACATTGTTTAGCAGATTTAAAGGCTATAATTAAGATATTTAAGCCTATTGAAATAAATGTAAATTATGCTTAATTACTTATTCAGAATCATTACAAATAACATTAAAATATATTATTATGAACGAAAGTAGATTGCTTGAAATTTATGACGAAATGAAAGACGCCTTAAGCGTGTCTGTTAAAATAGATAATTCACAAGTTTTAAAAATAATATTAAGGGATTTAAGAAATAAAAGAAAACATTTATTGGAATCAAAACAGATAAAAGCAATGGAACACTTTGATTATGTTCTTAGGTATTACTTTGGTGATGAAGATTTTGAAAAGTATGTAACTGAATGGCAAGATATTGATTAAAATAGTCTTATTTAGAATCATTCTTAATAAAATTATGCTTATATTTGTAATTCCAAAAACGGCCAAATGAAAATAGATTTAAAACATCACCCAATATATAAAACACGTTTTCGGGCTTTGGTCGGCCTTTGGAGCGTGTTTTTTTGTTGGGTTTTTTTGATACTGATATGAAAGGATGGATTAGTATTCACAGAACAATTAAAAATCATTGGCTTTACCCAAAAGGCAGGGCGTTTACTAAATACGAAGCATGGATAACTATACTTTTAGAGGTCAATTATACAGACAAAAAAGAATCTAAAGGCTTTAGTCTGATTGAGTGTAAAAGAGGTGAATCTATAAAGAGTTTAGATACATGGGCAAAGCTATTTAATTGGAATAAATCAAAGGTTCGTAGGTTCTTTATTATGCTTCAAAATGATTCAATGATTGAAACGAAAAGTGTTCAAAAAACGACACACTTAAGAGTTTGTAATTATGATAGTTACCAAAATCAGCGAAACGATGTTGAAACGAAAGCGAAACGTAAACGAAACGATATTGAAACGGAGTTGACACCAAACAATAATGTTAATAAAGATAATAATGAAAACAATGTAAATAAAAAAGATATATTTAACTTTAAAAATTCTCTTTTAGATTTAAATATAGAAAAACAAATTGTTAATGATTGGCTTTCTGTTCGTAAAACTAAAAAAGCAACAAATACAGAAACATCATTTAATCAAATTAAAACGCAAATACTAAAATCTAAAAGAACGGCAAACGAATGTATAAAAGTTGCAGTTGAAAGGAATTGGAGCGGATTCAATACAAAATGGTTAACAGGTGATGAATTTGGAGTGAATGGTAGTAATCCAGTATTAAAATTAAAACAATGAAGTACCAAAGTTCAAATACTAAAACTGTTTATGATATTGATTTTACATCAAAAATGCAGATTTGCCCGGAATGTTCACCAAATCGGAAAAAATCAAAACATAAAGATTTAAAGTTTTATTCAGATACAAACAGAGCTTATTGCCACCATTGCAATGCTACATTCTTTGAGTTTAAACCTTATGAGAATGAAAAACAGTACGTTATACCTAAATGGAAAAATGAAACTAAGCTAACTGACAAAGCGGTTAAGTATATGACAGGGCGAATGATTAGCCAAAATACATTAAACAAAATGGGTGTATATTCAACTATTGAATGGATGCCACAATTTGAAAAAGAAATTGAAACAATGTGTTTCCCATTTTTTCAGGATAATAAATTAATTAATATAAAATATAGAGGTGCAAATAAATCATTTAAACTGTATTCTGGAGCTGAAACTATCTGGTATAATTTTGATGCCTTAAAGAAATTCAAAGAGATTATAATATGCGAGGGTGAAATTGATTTACTCACATGGATTGAGAATGGTCTTGATAATGTCATATCGGTTCCCAATGGTGCAAGTAATAATATATCTTATTTAGATTCAAGTATTAAATTCTTTGATGAAATTGATAAAGTTTATTTAAGTACTGACAATGATTCAAAAGGTATTATTTTAAGAGATGAATTAATAAGGCGTTTAGGTTCTGAAAAATGTTATATTGTTAATTTTAAACAGTTTAAAGATGCAAACGAATATTTTTGTAAAAATGTATCTGAATTTAAAGCCTTAATTCCTGATGCAATAAAAGTTCCAGTAAGTGGAATAATAAGAATATCAGATATTTATAATGACATTTTAGATTTATACGAAAATGGAGATAAAAAAGGATTAGGAATTGAAAATGAAATTGATAATTTGCTTTTATGGGAAACTGGTAGACTTGCAATAGTAACAGGAACGCCACAAAGCGGAAAGTCTGAGTTTATTGATTTTATAATTTGCAAACTTAATTTATTACATGGGTGGAAAGTTGGGTTATTTACACCTGAAAATTACCCTTTACAGCAACATTATAAGAAGATTCATTCAAAATTTAGCGGTAAAGAATTTAATAAAAAAACAGATACAACGGAATTTTACAATGTTCATAATAAAATAAAAGATAATTTTATTTATGTCATGGATGAATACGACAGTTCATCGGATTTTGTACTAGAGAAAGCTCAAAGTTTAGTTAAAACTGATGGAATAAAAGTATTAGTGATTGATCCATATAATAGGATTGAGCATAAATACGAAAATATATCAGAAACTCAATACATTAGTAAGTTTTTAGATAAATTAACGGATTTTGCAAAGTTTAATAAAGTTTTAGTTATTTTAGTAGCACATCCAAAGAAAATGCCAAAAGGCGAAATACCAAACCTTTATGATATTTCGGGAAGTGCAAACTTTTTTAATAAAGCTGATTATGGTTTTGTTGTTCATAGGCCAACAGACCCTGAAACTGGGGTTATGGGTAATAAAACTCAAATACTTGTATATAAGGTAAAATTTAAGCATTTAGGCCAACAGGGGACTTTAGAACAAAATTATAATTATAATAATGGTAGATATGAAGATATTAATAACACCGTTGATTATTGGGATAACTCAAATTGGCTTGATAAAAACAATACAGAACAAAATACAATATCAGATATTGAGCCAAATTTTAACGATTTAGTAGAAATTAGTAGTGATGGAATTCCATTTTAAAATAAAAAACTATGAAAACATTTTCAATTAAAGCAGTAATGAGACGGCAAAGAGCTTTAGATAAGTATTTAAAGGTTATTGTAAAGTCAAAATTGGCACTAAACAAATTAAGAAATGAAAACAAAGCGCAAAAGAACTAAAAAAGTAAAACCTGAAAAGGTTAAATTTAATTCTGAAAAAGTAAGAATATACGATAAATCAACTGGTAGATGGACTTTAAAATAAAATAATATGTTTAAAATAGATGGGATTGATCAAAGTGATATATATCAGTCTTTCAATATTATCATACAAGAAAATGAGCATATTGAGGATTACTTAAAAAACCAAAGAGGTAAGCATAGTACTGATATGCCTTTCTGATCAAAAAAGGCATTAAGTAGATTAAGTAGATTAAGTAGATTAAGACAAAAGGAAATTGATAATAATTAAGTATAACGGTGATTATTTGAAGCGGAAAAAACTTTTTCTGTTTTTTATGATTACAAATATAATGTTATACGCTTTATTTTCAGTTCGTTTTATTTAGAATGACTATAAATAAACACAATTGAGTAAAATAATTGCTTTTTTATTTGTTTTATAATACACAATTGCGTATCTTTGTTGTATAAATAATTAGAAATTATGACATTATTAGAAAAATTATCAAAAGCGGACAAAAATAATTCTGTAACTAAAAAAGACGGTTCTTTAACAAAGAGAGCAATTGAAGGCTTGACAAGTTATATTAATTGTGAAAAAACTGGTAAATTTTACCCAACTTATACAAGTGGCTCAGGTCGATTTACAAGCAATTACACAAATGATACTATTAGTCAAATTATTAGACTTTTAGGCTACAAAAATATAACAGGAAATGACAGCCCACGAGGTGGAAAAACTGGCGATTATATCCAAGTTTCAAAAACGACTTTTAAGAAATTAGTAAATTTAGCTAAGTAATGAAAAAATCAATTATAAACTGGTCAGAAGTTAGTAGGTTGCTTACTTCTGACCGTTCTGCAATAAGAAGCACTTATTCAGGCAAGAAATATGCAAAGGTTATAAATCGTATTAAAAGGGTTGAAAAAGCTCTATTGTGGTTTATTAAGCGTTGCGTATAACGCATTGTGTATGGTGCGTATGCCGATAGGCTATGCAATATACACGTTGTTGTGCATAGTACGGGATTAACTGATAAAATTAATAGAATGAAGTTTTTAAGAAAAACAAAATACTATGACGGCATAGTATATGAGTGGAATTTACCAAGTGGTTTTAGTTGCCCTTTTGCTCTTGAATGTTTGGTAAAAGTAGATAGAAAAACTGGTAAGTTTGATAATAAAAGTAATGCTTATAGATGTTACTCAGCTATGCAAGAAAGATTTCCAGCAGTAAGAGAACATAGGTGGAAAAACTTTGATTTTTTGCGTGGTGGTGGAATACCCGAAATACCGGCAAAAGCAAAACATATTAGAATACATATGAGTGGTGACTTCTACTCACAAGAATATTTTGATATGTGGTTAAAACTTTGCACGAAACATAAAGATGTTGAGTTTTGGGCTTACACTAAAAGCGTTAATTATTGGGTAAATAGATTAAATGAAATACCTACTAACTTAACACTTACAGCAAGTAGAGGTGGAAAACACGATAACTTAATAGAAATACACAACCTTAAAAATGTGGAAATAATTAAGAAAAAGGAACAAGCTAATGGCAGACCAATAGATGAAAAGGATAGGGAGGCAAGAAAACCTAATATTAACTTTTGCCTATTAGATAACTTTGCTAAATAGTATTATGCACAACATCCGAATTAAGTTACTCTTCACCAATACTGCAAAATAGGTCGGTATTAGTTACCTTTTATTGATAAACGATAACAAAATGAAACATAAAGCAAATATTTGTATCTTTGCATATGGAATGTCCTAAATGTAAGGCAAAATTATACAAAGGCAGGGTGAAATATATTATTATTCACTTTTGTAGAAAGTGTAAATATTGTAAAGTAAACAAGAAATGAAATGGCATACTCAAAAAGTGAAATAGAAAAAATATCTGAAAAGATTTTTAAGAAAATAATAAACGGTAAGTCATTAAGTTCTATACTATTAGATGATGACATGCCAAGTAGGCCAACTTTTTATAAGTGGATTGTAGAGAATAAAGATATTTTTAACAATTACGTGCGCGCGACTAAAGCAAGAGCTGACTATTTATTTGATGAAATTTTAGAGATTGCAGATAGGCAAGAAAAGGATGTAATAATGGTTGATGGCGAAGAGGTTGTAAACCATAACGTAATACAACGCAATAGATTGCAAGTTGATGCAAGAAAGTGGGCGGCTTCAAAAATGAACCCTAAAAAATACGGCGACAAAGCAGAAATTGACGTAACAAGCGGCGGCGAAAAGCTAAATCAGGAAACAAAAGTGACATTCATAAATGCCAGAAAAGATAAAGACTAATGCACTTTAAGCCATTAGACATATATGAAACTCTTTATTTTACACCAAAAGATGTACGTTATATCTCTGTATGCGGTGGCAGGGCAGGCGGCAGGTCGCATAATTGCAGCGAATACCTTACTTTTAAAATAACACAATCTCAATATTTTAGAGGGCTTATTGCAAGGGCTTATTATTCAGACTTAAAAAAAACTACTTGGCTTGAATTCATTGACCGAATACATACGACCGAGGGTCTTAATCCTGACGATTTTAAAATAAATAATACTGAAAAAATAATTGAATATATTCCAACCGGCAATACAATCACAGGTATTGGCTTTCGTAAAAGTGCAGGTAATAGAGTTGCATCCTTAAAGGGTTTTGCAAACGTTACTGACGTTTTAATAGAAGAAGCTCAAGAGCTTGCAGAGAATGAATTAAACCAATTAGATGACAGCCTAAGAACAATTAAAGCACCTATTAAGATAATTTCCGCATATAATATGCCGGAAAAAACTCATATCCTAATGAGGCGTTTTTTTGATTTGAATCCTGTAGAGCTTACAGATGGTAATGGAGT